ATTGTTATTGTTATTGTTATTGTTATTGTTATTGTTATTGTTATTGTTATTGTTATTGTTATTGTTATTGTTATTGTTATTGTTATTGTTATTGTTATTGTTATTGTTATTGTTATTGTTATTGTTACATTAGATTATTGGGAGATAATTGGTTATCTAGGTCTTACACTCGACGATTTTCCAAATATTGTGAAATACAGCGACAATATCATACATGTCCCAAAAACGATTAAGAATGTTAAGCAATCTGACATTATAATTGTTTAGTATCAGAATTATTCGTTGTTTAGTATCAGGTTTATTCGTTGTTTAGTATCAGGTTTATTCGTTGTTTAGATTCAATTTTTCTTTTCAATAACATAATATGAAATAGATGTTTATTATGTTATTCTGGTATGATTCAATACTTATTTTACTTCTATTGGTTGTTGTTGACGCAATGATATTTATTTTTTAGTCGTTGACTCATTATCCTCCCATGGTGTGTATGTGAGATGTGTCAAATATAATGGATTAGGTGAAGGTTGAAGTTCTAATTCATAATAAACATCTCTTGTTCTCCGGATTGTTTCTTTATTTATTGCTATTTGTTTTTTATTTTTATTTTTATTGGTTTTTACACATATGTTATCTTTTTCTTCCATTATAATAGATTCTATACTTCCTATACTCATACTTCGTGAATCGATACTATTACTTCTTTTACATTCATTGTTTCCAATACTACTACTACTACTACTTGTTCTTCGTCTGTTTATGAATATCTCTATACTATCACTTCTGCTATTTTTTCTACTCATATATGTGTATTAGGATGTTTTATATAGTACAACATTTTATTTTACATTTATACCCTTTTATTTGTTTTGTAATATAGATAATATTTGAGAGCATATCTTCATTAAACTGTCTTGATTTTCACGCAACATCTTTATTTCTAATTCTAGATTTATTCCTTTATTAGTTAATTGTTCTTCCGGTTTTCGTTTCAACTTATTAAATATGCTATTTTCTGTTATTATTTCTCTCGGGACCATTGTTTGCGCGATTGGTGTACTATCTATTTTATTTTGTTCGACTATTTTATTTTCACTGAAAGATACTTTTTTTTCATCTATATGTAATTTTACCTCGCGGTTATTATTTACCTCGCGGTTATTATTTAACCACTGCTCGGTTTCCATCGTAATTTGCGGTATTTCTAATTCACGTTCTCTGCTAGCTAGTCGCTCGGCTATTAACCTATCCATTTCATCTCCAATCGGAGCATCCTCCTGACTATTAGCATCACTAAAACTGACTTCTTTGGGTTTCGTAGGATTTATTAGTTTATTTAAATCATCTTGTTGCTCTTTTAATTTCAGATTAAAGTCTTGTTCTCTTTTATTTTGTAAATCTTCAGCTCTATAAACCATTTGAATTGTTTTTTTCGGGCGAGTCTTTTCGTCGTTGATTTTCTTTATCATTGTATTCATAGTCAATTTATTTTTTTCCAATAATGTCAATTTCGAATTAGTCCTATCTACATTGATAACTGTATCCTCAAACATAGCTTGGATGTTAGTGAATTTATCATTCTCTATTCCATTAAAAGCATCACTTTCTTGTAACAATCCCCAAATCAACCCTTTATTATGATTACTTATAAATTCCATATAGTAATCATACTAATAATGTTTATATTTTTATTCACTTATATATTGAAATATTTCTTTCTTAATTGAAATATTTCTTTCTTAATTGAAATATTTCTTTCTTAATTGAAATATTTCTTTCTTAATTGAAATACTTCTTCATCTGGTATTTTATGTTCTAAAAAATAGTTAACATCTTTATCTTTTAACATCTGAATTATAAAATACAAACTATACATACCACATTCTGAGTCAGTTTGTTGATGTTCTAATGTATTCATATATACTTTAAAATCTATTCCCAATTGTTTTCCTTGTGTTTTAATCATATTTATTAATTTTGTTACTTGACGCGGTGGAGGATTGCCATTACTATCGAAATAAACAATTAATTTTTTCTTTATGTTCACAAACATTGAAATCCAATGTTCGCCGTCTTTATAATGAGGGTCGGTATTTAAGATGATACCAATTTTATTCTTGTCTCGCTTTATAAATTCACTTAGATTTAGATTACATAATTCTTCCCAAACACATTCACCATATAGTTTATGAAAATCAAAATCTATCGGTGATGGTCCTAAAAATTCAAAGCATTTATAGTATTTTTCATATTGTTTCATAACTGCCTCTATATCTAAACTACTTAACCATTCATTTGCTTTCCTTTTCCAATCATCCGGAGCTTTTGGCGCAAATGTATAATTTAACAAATTACTATCTACGCCCCCATCCATAAATTTACTTCTTAACCAACAAGATTCTCTATCACAACTACTTGACATTTTGTCCTTTAATTCGAGCCATATTTCTTTTGGTTCATTTGTAGATATCATATCGCGCCTGTGTCTAGCATTCCAATATTCTTTCATTTTAAATAACGCCTCGCTAGTATAACATGAAAACTCACTATTGTTTGGATTCGGACTACAATTTTCCATCTTATACGAATTCGTCAAGCCTACTATTTTTGTTGGTTTTGTTGGTTTTGTTGATTTCGATGATTTCGATGAGTTCGATGACGTTTTCGTTTTATTGAGGTTTAGTTCCAACTTGTCATGTTTCTTTCTTCGAGTCTTCATAAATATTATTGATATTTTTCTTTTTTATTATTCCTTTTGTTTTATGTTCTTTGGTCTTTATATTGATATTTTCTCTCTTCGGTAATATTTTATGCGACGTTTGTGTCGTTGTCTTTATTACAAACATATCTAAATTTAATTTTTTCACGTCTTCGGGTTTACTAAATAAATAGTCGCAATTTTTATATTCGCTACTTTCTATTTCTATACCATCTTCATTACAGTTAATTGTCTTTTCTAATTTGGCTATTCTATTCGCTTCATCTATCGAGTCGTATTTTTCTTGTATTATATCGCCTTTGTCTAAAAACTTCAGGTAATTTACACAGGACTTGACATATATATTAAAAAAATGACTTACTTGTGTGTCTTCCTCTTCCTCCCTAAATAATCGCTTCGTCAAATCTACTATCCGCTTTTTATAAAATTTTTTATCATTGATAAATCTGTTATCATTAATAATTTCCGATTTTTTTAAAACACTATGAAACTGAGATTTATTCGCAAAATAACTCAATGTAATATTATCTATTTCATTCATTGAAACATCCATTTACATATTTCAATGAATATATATTTTGTATTTTTACATATCACAGGAACTATCTTTTAACTGGTATCTAGTATGATTATTAAATAAGCTAGTACCTAAATTATGAATATTCGGATTAAATGGTGCTAAATCCGGCTTGTCAAATAATAAAGGGTGTGTTTGTTTTTGAGGAGTATAATCCACTCTGGTTTGATATAAATCACTTGTCGATGATGGAACATATACAGACTGCTCGCATTTTTGTAAGGCAAAAAACTGGTTTCTCAGTTGCGACTCTGTATTTATATTATTAGAAAACCCACTCCAAGGCGCCTTGGCATTACCTGGGTTAAATGTGGTGCTTGTTGAATAAGGCGTGAATGATTGTAACGGTATAGTTGCCTTCTTATATTGATCTAAGATAGGCATATATCCATATTTTGTAGAAGCAGGTCGAATGCTATATTGGGGTTGTAATCCCTTAGATGGGATATTTCTATCCGCTATTCTAGTATTTACTTCATCTACCCTTCCGTGATTACATGTATATAATCCTTCTACCACTCCATACATTTTATTTATGTTATTTATGTTATTCATTAATATATTACTCGAATATAATATTTTGTAAATTACCTAAAGGATTTGTTCTATTTAATATACCTATGTGTGGAATTTTTGCGCTGTTCCAGCTATTGGAACCGGATGTATTTTCAAATTTATATCCGTCCATTAATAAACACTTCTTTGCCGGCCAGTCACGCGGTCCAGAATTTTCCACCATTAAAACCATCAATGACAATGTTTTGTTTGGATTTCATCGATTAGCCATTAACGGACTAGATGAAATATCTAATCAACCGATTTGTATCGATGGTATCTATCTAATTTGTAATGGAGAAATTTACAATTATAAAAACATTTACAAGTTATTAAATGTCACTCCTTCCACCAACTCTGATTGCGAAAGTATTATTCATTTGTATCAACGATATGGTATTGAATATACTCTACAAAATCTAGACGGCGTATTTGCGTTTGCTCTATATGATTCAAATATAAACATGGCATTTATTGCCAGAGATCCATTGGGTGTTAGACCATTGTATTACGGACAAACGGATGACAAACTACTCGTATTTTCTTCTCTATTAAAACAAGTATCGGGTCTATGTGATACTTGTCAGAATTTTAATGCCGGTACATATATTCAGTTTACAATGACCAATGGGGAATTTGAATGTTCAAACCCGCATTCACCATATACTACATTTAATTACAATCACAACATTATAGGCAACCATCTAGCTATGGTATCAAATCATCAAACGAATGAACATTCCAAAGTTATTTATGATACGTTACTAGAGGCTGTCAGAAAACGTGTCATTACTATGGAACGTAATATGGCATGTCTTCTTTCAGGTGGATTGGATAGCAGTTTAATTTCAGCACTCGTTTCTAAATTTGTTCCAAGAGGCCAATTACAAACATATAGTATCGGTATGAGTGGTGGTTCTGATTTGGAGTATGCTAGAATGGTGTCTAAACATATTCATTCTAAACACACTGAAATTATTTTAACCGAATATGACTTTTTTTCGGCTATACCTGAAGTTATTTATAATATAGAAAGTTATGATACCACTACGGTTCGTGCGAGTGTAGGTAATTATCTTGTTGCTAAATATATTGCCGAACATAGTGATGCCAAAGTTATTTTTAATGGAGATGGCTCCGATGAATTAACCGGTGGATATATGTATTTTCATAATTGTCCTAGCGATATTGAGTTCGATTATGAGTGTAAACGCTTATTAACCAATCTTCAGTATTATGACGTTTTAAGGAGCGATAGAAGTATTTCGTGTCATGGATTAGAACCACGAACCCCTTTTTTAGACAGAACGTTTGTTCATACCTATTTATCTTTGCCGATTAACGAGAGAAATCACACTCACAATGACAAAATCGAAAAATATCTACTTAGAAAATCGATTGCTGATATGGACCCCTCTCTTTTACCAAGAGATGTTTTATGGCGAACCAAGGAGGCTTTTAGTGATGGGGTGAGTTCTCAACACAATTCTTGGTATGAAATTATTCAAGCAAAATTATCAGACAAGTACTCCGACACTGACTTTGAAGAAAAAAGAAAACAATATCTAATTAATCCACCGACTACAAAGGAGCAATTATATTATAGAGAACTGTTTGAGTCATATTATCCGGGAAGAGGTGATATTATTCCGGGATTTTGGATGCCTAAATATTGTGACGCAACTGATGCCAGTGCTCGCAATTTGGATATATATAAGAAAAAACAGAATTATAATGAAGCCATTTCTAATGAAACCAGTTCTAAGGAAAAAATATACAAAGAAAAAGGTAGTAAGTTAACCATCGACGTCAACGTGTAGCATAATATTATGAATAATATGAATATTATGAATATTATGAATAATATGAATAAATTTTATTTCACCACAATATACATATATAGCCAATGATAGTTCATCAGTTGGTATTTAATATTGCTCTGTATTCGTCGTATGTATTATATATAATTGCGTATTTACAAATCGGAACTTATAATCCAAAGTATTTAGATACACTTCAAGAGTTTATGAAATACTATGTTACCATTTTCTTACTCTTGCGATTTAATCCACTCGTCAAGTCACAATTCAACGAATTTGACAGGAAAGTCGTATTTTCTTCTGCGATATTTTTACTCACTACTACTATTTTCAATCAATATGCTAAAAGTGTAGATTTGACCGAATTGTTGAAAGTATTGAGGTTTGCTCGTTAGTTTAGCGTTTTGGCGTTTTGGCGTTTTAGCGTTTTAGCGTTTTATTCTTATTTTCAATCCTCTTTTTCTTAAACGTTTTATTTGTCTTTTCGTAGAAAAACTGCTTTAAATGCTGTAACATTCGCTTTCCTATGATTTCGTCTATTTCTTGCTCTTGTGTCATCTTTTCACTAATCTTATAATTATATTTCTTACATTCATGTTGAATTGAATTTATGAAATGTTCTTTCTCACGAACCTTGTCTCCCAACTTTGAATCTAAAAAGGCGTCTATCATTTTTTCAATACTTAACTGATGTTTATACGGCTTTACGTTTATGTAATACACCTTTTCATCTACCATTCCAACATGATATAAATCGTCAATAAAACACACTTCTATATTATCGGGTAATTTAGTACATCTTACAAAATCGTCCATTGTTTTATCATGCGACGTTCTACCTAACTCTACTTGTTTTCCTCTTACTTTAAATGCCGCGATTATCTTATCGAATAATTCATATTTGACTTTATTATCAAAATATTTTTTTATGTTTATCGCCCATTGTTTATCTCCCTGATTATTCGTATATATCATCACTTTGTAACATTTATCTTCCATTTTTTTTGATTTTAAATATTTTAGGGTGTTTATTATTTTTGGTCGTATAAATTCTGGATATAAATCTAATAATTCAGTGAAATGCGTATTGCTATATTCATTGTTTTTAAAATACTTATTTAAGCAATCACAAAATATCCCAAATTCTGTAAAATAGCCTAGTGTTTCATCCAAATCAAACACCACTATTTTTAATGGTTTATTCATATAAAATATACATTTATAAAAAATCTCACCAAGTAATATACTCATTCTTATGGAATTGTCGTCGACGGATTACAGAAAAATTGCTCAGTTTTATCAAATTCCTAAACACAATAATAAATCATATAAAGAAATATCCGAACACGTATTAGCCAGCAAATTATGTAAATGTATTAAAAAGGTTCGAACTAGTAGTCAAGTTGATGAGTCCGCTGCTATTGGACTGTGTAGAGATAGTATTTTTAAAAATCGAAATATCGATTTCTATAATTTTAAATGTAAAAAAGGTGCCCAACTTCTCTCCAAGAAAGGAACAAAACGGGTTTTGAACAAGTTTAGAAAAAAAATCGGATTTAATAAGACAAAAAAATCAAAAAAATATAATCGTGTCATGTAAATGACTAAATTGGTTGATATGATTGTTATTGCTCAAAAAGTTCCTTATTACGAACCTATATCTCAAAATATTGACGACTAAATCCTTGAAATAACATACTAGATATTCCCAAAAGTACATAAATATATTTGTCTATATTTATGTAGTAAAGCAAACTTATACTTCTGTATTCATATATGCCTAGAACTGATAAAAATGATAAATCCGATAAAAATAAAACTCATAGTAAATCATCTAAAATAACAACGTGTGAACCGATTGACTGTTTTTTTTCAACTAAATATACTGCTTCTAATGTGAACAAAATGCTGGAAATATATAATGAAGTGAAAGATATGATGTTTTGTCGTTCATGTACTGTCAATTGTGTAGATACTAAATTGGAGTGTAAAGATACATATGGCCCTACGTTTGTAATTGTGCGTAAAAACTATTGTGTATCTTGTTGGTTACAAAAGGTCACTCTACATAAGTAAGGTATTCAAGTATATCTTATTGATGTCATTATCATAATAATTATGATTATGATTTATCTAGATAGTCCAATGCTGCTAAAATAGTTTTCTCTTGCTCCGTTAATTTCTGAAATATAAAACATTCGTCTATTTTTATTTGAAATCGTGTATTTCTAAAATTTCTACACAATAAGTGTATTCCATCTTCTTGAATTTTTATATCAATTATGATGCCTCCAGTCGTCAAGGATATTTTTTCTGGGTCTTTTAAGCTTATCCACCTGATATAACGGCCATATTGAATATCTGTTAAATCATCTACAAACCGATATTCTTTTAGTTTTAAATGTAATTCTTTTAGTTTGTCCCTAGGTAATTGTAATTGCTGTAAATAATCATTTTTTATTGCCTTGATTTTCCGTGTTGTTAAATTTTCTATACACGAATTGTTTTCATTATCCAGTGCCTTTATCAAGCTTTTATCATTTAATTTATTCATATAATAAATATATGTTTTATATTTATTATATTTTCTCTCAAACTATGTAATTATGCCTCTACTATACAAGGAAGAATAAACGATTGATGTAGTCTAATCAACAAGTATTCAGGTTCAATTAGAAATTATTTGTATAGAGAGAAATTAGAGCGAAAACATTATGTTTTTTTCACACAATGTATATATTATATATTTATCCTCCAAAAAGAGGAAATCAAAACCAAAAATATCTATTTCCCATAAACGCGTGATTCTCAAAACCGCCTTAAAACAGGTATAAAACATCCTCAAAATCCAGTCGCGGCATTCCTGATTTTTGGATTCCGTTTTTTTTGGACATGATTTCCATGTAGGTAAATTGCGCTACATATTTTTCATTTTTCAAAATTCCAAAAATGGCAATGTAGGCTATGTAGGGACCCCCCTACATATGTAGGGGGTCTTTTTGAAGGGAAAAAAGTGGTTTGTTTTTGATACTAGTAGGTATTTTACTTTTTACATTTTTTTCAATTCATTTTTCAGTTTTTAAAATTCTACACAGGTTTTTCTTGCAGAGTTTTGAAAATAGGAAAATGAATTTGAAAAAACAGTGAAAATGTGTTTTAGAGCATAATGCTCTCATTTCCAAAAAAAACTGTAATTATTTGTTATTGTAATTTTTTTAAAAGCATCATTTAGGAGAATCTTATAATAATCTTATGCGAATTTTTAGAACAGTTTTTAGAACAGTTTTTAAGAATATTTAAATATATAAGATTATTATAAGATATATATAAGATATGCCAAAGATACAAATAGACTATTCAAATACTGTATTTTATAGAATTTATTGTAAAGATCCGCTTGTAAACGACGTTTATGTTAGTCACACCACGAACTTTGTTCAGAGAAAACACAGTCATAAGCAAGCAGTCGCTAGCCACAGTAAACAATATAGTTGTAAATTATACAATGTCATACGTGCGAATAAGGGTTGGAATAATTGGAATATGGAAATAATCGCATTCCATAAGTGTGATGATTTAATAGAAGCTAAGAAATACGAACAACAGTATTTTGAACACTACAAGGCAACTCTAAATAGTGTGGAACCGTCACTAAAAAACAAGTCTATACATAATAATTATATTATAGAAAATAATGAGCCAATGATGACATCAAAACAGGTCCCAAATAATATAAAAAATTTCAAGTGCGAACGTTGCCTATATAAATGTAGTAAGGAAAGTGACTGGGTAAAACACATCGCCACTAGAAAGCATCTGACTAGAACATCATTGAACGCTTTAGAACAGTCTGGCGAGAAAATCGCCATTTATGGTGCGAATTTACAGTCTCCGGCGACAAATGGCGAGAAAATCGCCACAGCATCATTCGTGTGTAATTGTGGTAAGCAATATACAGCTAGAAATAGTTTATGGTATCATAAAAAGACTTGCTACATATCTCTAGATGATACTTCATCAACAAACTTGGACGATATAACGGATGTAGGCAGTTATTTAATTAGTCATCAAGCGAAAGTTATTGAGCAAACCTCTACAATACTCTCTTCAGATACGAAAGATAAAGATGATGAATTTAAAGAACTAATATTGCTTCTTTTGAAAGAAAACAAGGATATTCAAAAAACGTTTTTAGAAATACTTCCACACCTCAACGGAAACATAACAAATAATAGTAATAATACTACAACCAACAATAATCAGTTTAATATCAACATGTTCTTAAATGAACACTGTAAGAACGCTATGAACCTTACCGACTTTATTCATTCTCTACCCATTACAAATGAAACATATGACCATACGATTGAAAATGGATTGACAAAAACGATTACGAATATGATAACAAATGGTCTTAATAAAATGGATGTATTGGAAAGACCTATTCATTGTACTGACCCGGCTCGCAAGACAATGTACATTAAAGACAATAATGTCTGGGAAAAGGATAACGAGTTGAAGTTGCTACTACATGGTATCAAGATATTGTCTATGAAACAACGTACAAGTATTAACAAATGGCAAGATGTTAATATCGGATGGGACAAAGATGACAATCTACAAACCAAACTAACGACTTTAGTGTTTCATTCTATGACCAATATTGAAACGGACGAAAAAGAAGTGAATAAAATTATTCGAGCCATTAGTAAAAGCACCTATTTGACGAGTCAAATTAAAAACGAATATTTGTAAACATTTAGAGAAGTTATATTGTTTTGATTGTTTATTTGATTGTTCGTTTGTTTTTATTCTATATGAAATATATAATAATGGCAAAGTCTCACAGACGATATAAAACTTCTAAAAAGAATAATAGAAAAACGGGTAAGAGTAGAAAACCGTCTTCTTCATCAAGAAGAAGAATAGGTGGATTACTTGCCAAACCTGGTAAATCTACTTATAAAGCCGCATTAGAAGCTGCCAAACGCGGCGATCAAGGTGTTCCAATCGCGAACCCATTTGGTAGTAAAACACTCATTGCTACTCAATTGCCTACTATGGCCAGACGATAAATCACTCAATTAAATTAAATTAAATTATACATTTCAATATATAATTTAATTATTTAGGTTACGTTTATTACTTACAACTATGTAGTATGTCATATGTCATATGTCATACATTATTTAAAATGCTGAACCGAATCCACCACCACCAAAGTAGTCATTAGCCGCCATAGGTTCCATCGATTCCATCATACCACCCGGATTAGCTGCTCCAACTAAAGGAGTTTCTGGACCGGCATACATATTATTGAAATCAGGTGACTTTGGAACGGCGTATTCGTTTGATTGACTTTTCATATTAGTCATCTGAGATTGTGGCGGTGGCATACTCATTATCTGTTGCTGTTGAGGAGGCGCAGCATACTGTTGAGATAATGGTTGTGTTACACGAACTTGTCCCTGTCCTTGTCCCTGTCCCTGCCCTTGACCTGATTTATTTTGACCATTAGACGACGTTTGTCCTTCATATAACTCCCATAGTCTATCCACTAATATTTGAACCTTTTCCCCTAATTTGGTTTGCATAGTTATAGAAATTAGCAAAAATGCCGGAATAATATTGAATACATTTACGTCTCCATACCTCAAACCACTATATGTAGGAATATACTCGATTATTTTGTGAATGAAGTAGAGGGCCATAAACATTACAACTATTTGACCAATTACTTCAACCAAAATGACTAAACTGCCTTTGTCGTCTTCGGCTTCGGGGATATAATTTTTTATTACTTTTAATAAAATGACAATCGGGATTATTGCTAAAACAGAATATTGAATTATATTTAATAATAATCCTTTTTGATCCTCGTCAAAAGGAAATACCGTCTTTATAAATCCTTCTTCATTATTTCCTGTATTTTTTTCCAATCTATCCATATGATTTATAATAAGAAATTAATATATTTAAATAGATGGTTTTATTTGATGTATAATGTTAAAGCACGCAATTGACCTAAATAAATACAAAAATCGGGACAAGGGAGAGAAATACCACGAAGAATATCAATATCTGAATTTGCTAAAAGATATCATGGAACATGGCACTCTTGAAGAGGGTCGAAATGGAAAAACAAAGAGGGGGGTAGGGAGTGCGATGCACTTTTCATTAGAAGGTGGTAAAATTCCTATATTTACTACTAAAAAGACTGCTGTTAAAACTGGTATTCGTGAGTTGTTATGGTTTATCAAGGGACAAACTGATAATAAAATTCTTACCGATCAAGGAGTTGGAATATGGAAAGGAAATACTACAAAAGAATTTTTAGAAACACGCGGATTAGACTATGAACCAGGTCGTTCGGTGGGCCCATTATATGGCTGGCAAGCCAGGTTCTTTGGTGCAAAATATACAGGTTGTGAAACGGATTATACAGGACAAGGAATTGACCAACTACAAAAAGTTATTGACGACCTTAAGAATCCTGAAACAAGAAACTCCAGACGACACGTAGTATCAGTTTGGAATCCAGAACAATTAGACCAAGGTGTATTGCCTCCCTGTCATATTTTATACCAATTTTTTGTAACAGAAAAAAATAAATTAAGTTGTATTCTTTATCAACGTTCATGTGACGAATTTTTGGGAATTCCTATAAATTGCTTATCATATTCAGTCTTAACTTGTATAATAGCCAAAATATGTGATTTAGAGCCATATGAATTTATACATTTTGGAGGTGATACTCACATCTATGATGATTGTTTCTCCCAAGTTACAGAGCAAATAACAAGAACACCATACCCATTTCCTACACTGGAAATTTTAAACAAGAGAGAAAACATTAATGACTATGTTATTGAAGATTTTAAAATTCATGATTACCAACATCATCCCCAAATTAAAGCGGCAATGAGGGCTTAATTTCGTCTTGGATAGTGTCCGCAAATTTGTAATACATTCTCCAAACCATATCAATTACAAATTATTCCACAAAATGTTTATTATGTAAATCGTGATAAGGGTATTTTTTATGTATTTCAGTTTGACTGGTAAAGTAATGTTTGACATCATAATGTTTTCTTATATGATAATTTTCATTAGTTGTATTGAATAATGGTCTTCCTGAGCCATAATATATGAAAATTTGTTTTTGTCTTCGTTGTTCATATTTTTCATATAGTGTAGGCGTATTGTTATTTAGCATAACAATAAATATAATATAAACTATGATTATATTTATTATTTTTCGTATTACTATTATTACTATTATTTATCCAATTTACTAAATAGAAAGATAGAAATATTCAAGGATGTAATTTTAGGAGAAATGCGATAAGATTATTCATTTTTAGTCTAAAATATATTTAAATGAGTTCAAGTTCATCCATCGCAGCAGCAAGACGAAGAAGAGCAGGAGGACCTCCTGGTCCTCAACCTCCAAGTTCTACTTCAAATAGGCCTTCTCAAAACAATTCAGACAACACACCACAAAGTCAGGCTTCTCCTATTAATCCACTTATGTTACTTCAGCAGCACCATGCTAAAATTACATCAATAGACCAGGTGTTACAAGACATCGTTAAAAATCAAGATGTTCTTAATAATGATATTCTAACTATAAATACGAAGATTACAACACCAGATGTTAATGGTATTAATTCCTCTGAAAATATGATAATGTCAACAGCTAATTCGCAAATAAATGTAGACGAAATAAGTGATTTAGTTATGAGTAGAGTAGAAGGGCAATTGGACTTGAAAGCTTTTTATGATAATGATGAAAAACTAATGAATGAAATTGAAACCCTTAAGACGGTTGTTCAATCTCAACAATTAGTTATAAATGGTCTTTCCACTACTTTACATTCTATACTTACTAAATTAGACATTCTTATGAGTAGCACAGAAGAAAAGGCAAAGGTCCAATCCCAATTAGAGGCAGATGAAAAGGCAAAGACTGAGGCTGCCGCCAAGGCAAAGAGAGAGGCAGATGAAAAGGCAAAGAGAGAGGCAGATGAAAAGGCAAAGACTGAGGCTGCCGCCAAGGCAAAGAGAGAGGCAGATGAAAAGGCAAAGACTGAGGCTGCCGCCAAGGCAAAGAGAGAGGCGGATGAAAAGGCAAAGACTGAGGCTGCCGCCAAGGCAAAGGTGGAGGCGGAGGAAAAGGCAAAGAGAGAGGCGGAGGAAAAGGCAAAGAGAGATGCCCAGGCTGCCGCCGAGGCAAAAGCAAAGAGAGAGGCAGAGGCTCAGGCTCTCACAAAAGCAATGAGAGAGGCGGAGGAGAAGGTCGCCCAGGCTGCCACCGAGGCAAAGGAAGAACCGGCTGCTGCCGAGGCAAAGGCAAAAGAAGAAGAGGCTGCCGCCCAGGCAAAGCCAGTTACAACAGCCTAATATATCCACTCGTGTAATTACTAGGCAATTAGTAAAAATCAAGAATTTATAGTATAAAAATAATTTAGTATGAAAACATTATTTACATTATTAATATTTTGTGTTGTTCTATTTATTTACATTCATATTAATTTTCATTTAAAAGTGAGTGATGATTTAGAAGTATATGAAATCGACCAACCGTCTAAGGATAAATTGGAAGAAATTTGTGATTTAAGACAACCAGTTATATTCGATTATAATGTGGATGGACTAATAAACGATTGTAATTTAGATACTATTAGTAACAATTTTGGGGCTTTTGATATTAAAGTCAGAAATGTCAAAGAATATGACGATGTGAGTGAATTATATTTGCCTCTCACTCTAAACACCGCTATGGACATATTTAGAAAAGATAAGAACGAGAGATTTGTTAGTGAAAATAACGGTGAGTTTTTAGAGGAAACGAGTATTATTAAAAGCTTTCGATACAATGACAATTTCCTAAGACCCTATTCTGTTAGTAATTGTACATATGATTTAATGTTTTCGTCCAAAAATACTAGAACGCCTCTCAAATATGAATTAAATTATCGCAATTTCTTTTTGGTTACTCAAGGTAGTGTCAAACTTAAATTAATTCCCCCGAAATCATCTAAATATTTATATACGATAAATGATTATGATAACTTCGAATTTCTCTCACCAGTGAATCCCTGGAACGTTCAGTCTCAGTTCAAACCCGACTTTGACAAGTTGAAATCATTGGAAGTTTCTCTAAAAGTAGGGCAAATTATTTACATTCCTGCTTACTGGTGGTATAGTTTTGAGTTTGCTGAAAGTACAAGCATTTGTGTATTTAAATATAGGACTTATATGAATAACATTGCGATATCAAATCACTTGCTAGTAAATTTACTTCAAACACAGAATGTAAAGAGAGAAACAGTTAAGAAAATAGACACAGACAATGCTGGTAAAAAAATATCGAACGATACATCACATATAGATACATCACCCATAGATACATCACATATAGATACATCACCTATAGATACATCACACATAGATACATTACCCATAGATACATTACCCATAGATACATTACCCATAGATAGACCTATTGTCAATAATAAAAAGTAAAATTGATTAAATTAAATAATAAGCAATTGTAAGCATATTATTTAATACGATGACAACATCATATAAGATATTAATAAGTGACCGGAATTATTCCGAATGGATTATATACGATGCCTTATCTTTAAACGAATTAGTTGATAAAATAGATGTTCAACCTTCCACAAATAAACTGTTTTCCGGGGATACATTTGAATATGATGGTGTATGTGAAAACAATGGTAAAAACTTCAATCTCCTTCATTCTTGTGTTCGTTCTATGCCATCTATTCCAGGAATATTAGTTTTAAAGGACGGAAAGACATTCGGAAAACACAAGGACAAATTCCTCTATAAGTGTATTCCAGATGATAAGCGGTTTCCCATATTTACTGTCCCATACGCGTTGAAACTCGGATTTTCAAAAAATATTGACAATAAGTATATTGTATTTCGTTTTGACAATTGGAATGGCAAACACCCACAAGGCACCATCGTAAGTGTGTTAGGTGACGTTGACGTTCTTTCCAATTATTACGAATACCAACTATATTGTAAAAGTCTATATGCTTCTATACAAAACTTCAACAAGGCGGCTACCGACTCATTGAAACAAAAAACAGAGCCCGAATTTATCTCCTCTATGATTAAAAAATATAATCTGGTCGATAGGACGTCTGAACCAGTGTTTAGTATTGATTCAAAAGAAACAGCAGACTATGATGACGCATTTAGTATTATAGATACGGGTAATAATAGTTACAAACTCAGTATTTACATCGCAAATGTTCCCCTCTGGATGGAAGAACTGGAGCTATGGAATTCATTTTCGGAGAGAATATCAACCATTTATTTGCCAGATAGAAAACGACCCATGATGCCACTCTCACTATCGACGTGCGTATGTAGCTTATGTGAACAAGTAGTTCGTCTAGCATTTGCGATAGATATTACTATTGTAAATGGGGAAATTATTGGTTATGTCTTTGAAAATACCTATATCAAGGTTTATAAAAATCACGTTTATGGTAGCAAAGAACTGAAAGAAGATGCGAATTATAAACTCATGTACGACGTAGTAGATAAACTGACGCATATATACAAGTATACCACTTCTATCAAGAGTAGCAATGATTTGGTGAGTTATTTGATGGTTTTGATGAATTATTATACGGCTCTTGAAATGATAAAATACAACAATGGAATCTATCGGTCTGTTAATTTTAATGCCAAAACGGAATCACAGGCTACTCTACCAATCGACGTAAATAATTTCTTGAAAATATGGAATAGTTCGTGTGGCCAATATGATTTATATGATGGAAGAAAGTGTCATGAAATGCTAAATCTGGATTCCTATATTCATTGTACATCTCCGATTCGTCGATTAGTAGACCTATTAAATATGGCTCGGCTACAAAAAAATTTGGGTTTGGTTGATTATTCGACATCATTTGAAACGTTTGAAACACACTGGACAAACCGCCTTGAATATATTAATACTACTATGCGAGCGATTCGAAAAATTCAAAGTGACTGTTGTTTACTAGAAATGTGCTCGACCAATCCAAAAATATGTGAAAAAGAATATGATGGATATATATTCGACAAGATTGTGCGTAATGACGGATTGTATCAATATATCGTTTATTTGGCTGATGTAAAGACGGTATCCAGAATAACATCCAGATATGAGTTGGAAGATTATAGTAAATACAAGTTCAAAATATTCGTATTTAACGAAGAAGCCTCGTTAAAAAAGAAGGTTCGTCTTCACATTATTATGTAAAAAGTCGAATGTATCCAGCCAAGAATAAAATATTATTTTTTATCCTCGTGATATCAAAATAAAATTGAATTAATTATTCAGCCTGCGGCAGCAATAATAACCTGATTCCATGCGCATTACTAATTACTATGACGCGCTTTGTTCCGATTTGAAATTTTATATTGCCCAATTTGTTCCATCTAAACCCGACGTCGAACTTCCATATCTCAATGAGTTCAAAGATGTGATTGTTGATTGGTATAACAAACGCATGGTATTTGATAGTTCCGTCTATAGAAATTATAACGAATTATATCGTTCTCAACATGGTATAACGTCTGACGAAACATCCTTTGTTAAATATGGCTTCTTTCATTATGCCAAAGAAAAGCGTTTTTATAATTTCTTCTTATCACCATATACAGGTCAGTTTCATAAAATACCCATTCGACGTCAATATACGCATAATTTACTACGACAATATACGCGCAATATATTATTTCGCAATATTCCACCACAACAACCTCCTACATCACCTGTCACATCGATCGAACGTACACCCACTAAAAAGAAAATCTCGTAAATTTAAAATATTCATATTTAACGAAGAAGCCTCGTTAAAAATGAATATTCGACTTCACATTATTATGTAAAATATCGAATGTATCTAGACAATAATAAAATATTATTTTTTTCCTTCTCCCAAAATATTATATTATATTATATTATGTTATATGCCCAAGGCAAAAACCACAACTAAACGTGAGAGATGTCCCAACGGAACACGAAAAAACAAAAAAAACGGCAAATGCGAAAATACATTAAATCATACATGTGCGATATGTTTAGATAGAATCACTAGTGGTAATGTTAAAACCCAATGTAAACATAACTTTCACAAAAGATGTTTAATTGGTTGGTGTAAGAACAAACCGAATGAACCAACATGTCCGATATGTCGCGCAGATATTAAGAAAACATGTGTAAAAATTACTCCATTTGACAGCCATGAGGTATTTAGATATGTTAATACTTATGGGGACTCAGCTGTCGATCGCTCATTTAAACAACAAAAACTAACTTCGATCATTCTTAATAAGAACTTTGACGTCAATGTAAAAAACGCGGATGGAGATAGTATATTAGAAGTATTATCATATGATAGAATTAGTAATGGATCCTATTTAGCTAATATTGATGACTTATTACAAGACCCTTCCATTGAAGTATCATCTGACTTAGTACGGGAATTAATTGCTGCCAAAAATACGAAAAATGCGAAAGTATTAGAGCTTTTCAAAAGACACAAAAAAATACCAAAAGCATTGAAAGGCCTTATATAAACCCTTGAAGATTTCTATTTGTCTTATACACATTTGTTAAAGTTAAAGTTAAAGTTACGATTACCATTTTATACATATAGTGACTGATTTGTCGCAATAAATTTCAATGTCAGTTCTGGAATTTGTGTTAGCTTGTGTAGTAGTTCCACATTTCCCATATATTCTGCCACATTTTTCAGTTCATTTACCATATTGTTTATTTTCAATATTGCTTTAATAAATTCACCTGGAAATATTTCATACTCATATTCGCATTTTTGAATGATTTCTTTACATGTTTTTTCGTCGTCGCTTTCACACCAATTTAAGATTGGATTTACAAGTTCAAATAGGCAATTCAAATTATCCGTCGTCTCTATTCCGTGGCGCAACTCTTCATTCATATAATCACCATATACACTTTCCAAAGAATTCAACAGTATGTTCATTTCAGGATTAGCTGTTAAATTAGATACATTATGTATTTTATTGTCGTCTTTTACGCGAATATTGGCAAAACAACTTAATAATGCCGCGATTTCATACGCATTGTAGCTCTTAAGATAATTGTGCTTTATAAGAAAGTCGGTAAAAGCCAAACAATGTGTCTCTTGAATGAATGTCGCCATTCCTCCCTTTTCTTGAATGGTTATCTTGTTGCGACCAGATTCGATAGATTCGGTAGATTCGGTAGATTCGGTAGATTCGATAGATTCGGTAGATTCACCAGATTCTTCAACTTCTGGCGTTTCTTTAATATAATCAAAATGTTCCAGGAATTGAACCACTCTATTAAAACTATTCTGAAAATGCTGTTTTAGCGTCTCAATATACTCTTCATTTTGCCTAATTTCTTCCTTTATAACAATCATCGATTTGTATTGTTCTAACTGACTCTTAAATTGTTTGCTACCATTTTCAATGTCTTCGACTGTTCGTTGGAGTTGTTTTCGCGCCTTTTGCTTACACGTTTTCAGTTCTTCTGTCGCGTCAAGATAATTCTTAAAAACAGTCATATTATTAACTACATACTCATAGGACGGGTTTGCCGTTTTATTTTCTACGTCTGTTTTTAACTTGGCAATGTGAGTTTCCGTCGCTTGAATACTTCGTTGAATCTCTCCATTTGACATACTTTTTCCAGCAAAGTCGAGGGTGTTGTTATTGAATTGTAGGAAATTGAGAACCAAATTATACGAAATAGCAAATTTCGACTGAAGTGTTTGCGGATTCCCGTTTATCATTTGTTCATATTCACGTCCATATGGCAATTTGAACATATTATTTAAATGAATTACATGTCCAATTGTATCTAGTCCACGCCTTCCAGCTCTACCCGCCATTTGCGTATACTCGTGTGGATATAACATGCGCATGGAAGAACCGTTGAACTTGTCAAACCCAGTAAATAATACTGTCTTCGTCGGCATATTAATTCCAACAGCAAATGTCTCCGTGGCAAATAACAACTTTACATATCCTTTGGCAAACATTAATTCAATCATTTCTCTAAAAATGGGCATGATTCCGGAATGATGAATGGCGACCCCCTTTTCCAATAACTTCATAATCATTTCAAATTCAGGCAAATTAATATATTCCTTAAAATTTGGCAATTTTCTCAACGTATTTTCACATTCACGACGCATAATAGACGGTAGATGTGCCTCATCTTCCCCGAATAAACTCAACCCAATTGTTTGGGCAAACCGTTCTACTAATTTTCTTGAGAATACAAAACAAATTGCTGGCAACATTCCATTATTGAATAGATATTTTGTTACTTCGTTCAATACAAACGCCGGCTTAATATGGCAATTGTTTTTGGTAGTATGTTCCAATAATCGCCTTACTTTGTCATAATTATCTCTATTGAAATTATTTTTACCATCTTTTAATGGAATAGGTTTATGTAAGAATTCGTTTATATATTTAAGAAATTCCTTGTCCTTGATGTTTTTAATAGGCCCTTGAGGCATTGTAGTGTAAAAGTAGTGATTAAGAGGCACTACACGATGTGTTGTAGGAGCTAAATATACCTTCTTTTGATGTTCCTCCGTTGTTTTTACGTCCTCAATCCACTGGGCAAACATTTCTGATTTGTCAATGGTTGCCGAGAGCATAATCATCTGAATATGACTTGGTAGAAACATAATAGTCTCTTCCCACACCTTGCCTCTATCTTGGTCATTGATGTAATGAATTTCGTCGAATATCACTGCCGCTAACTCGTTTTGGAAATCCATTTCAAACTGAAGAGGGACGGAATTCATATCCACTTGATTATCAATTGTTTTTTGTAAGAGTGTATTTCGCAAGATTTCAGTTGTCATAATAAGAACATCAGCTTCTGGATTAAACTTAATATCACCCGTTAAGATGCCGAATGATATATGTGGAAATTTTTTCGTAAATTCATGAAATTTTTGATTGGATAATGCCTTGATAGGCGAAGTATAAATCACCTTTTTTCCTTTTGCCGCGAAATGTTCAATAGCGAATTCAGCCGGTAAGGTTTTTCCACTCCCAGTATGGGCCGTTACCAGAATATGATTTCCCTCTACAATTGCTTGAATCGCATATTTTTGAAAATCACTTAGGGGAAACGGAAAAGTCTCAAAGTGTTCTTGGAACAATTCGTCATGAGGAAACTTGTCTTTACATATGATGACCATTGTCAGTTACTACTAATAAAATAAATACATAATCTTTAACTACATTCAATTTTAATTTATTGTAACCTACATCAACAACATACTATGTTTTGATGACATATAGACCGCTTCAACTATGTATGGAAAACTAAGCAATAATATATTATAAACCACTTAAAGATTTATATTCATTGATACATATAATGAGTGCTACCGATACAAGTGAGACTATTTACCAAGGCCGCGTAAAGTGGTTTAATAACAAGGCCGGATATGGGTTTATTACAGTTATCGATGGACAAGATGCTGCTGATAAGATTGGTACAGATGTTTTTACGCATCACAGTGCTATTTGTGTCAGTGATGAGCAATACAAGTATTTGGTTCAGGGAGAGTATGTTGAGTTTGCCCTGTCGTCCATTGAGTCAACTGCTGATTATAAGTACCAAGCTTCTAATATTAAGGGACTGAAGGGCGGAAAGCTTCTGTGTGAGACGCGCAACGAGACCCGTTCATCTATGCCTCCACGTCAACAAACACAGACGCGCGGTTCTAATGATAGACAACGTACACGCCCGCGTGGTTCTGGGCCACGCGATGGTGTTACTGGCGCAAGTGCTGGTGCTGGTTATGCCAATCAGGATACTAGTCATGATGCTGGAGAATGGGTTCTTAACACTCCTAAGCGTAATATTCGTAGCCAGACAAATGAGATGTAAAATTACCCTATTTACATACAATTATATACATGTGTCAATCCACCCACTGCGTGTAATATTAACCCAAATTTATAAATTATAATTTTATGTTATAATTTATAATACTTAACATCTATGATTAAAATATATTTAAAGACACTACACTAATGTAATATACAAATGAGCGGACCTGCTAATAATATTTCAAATGAAGTTAATAATGATGTGAATGATGAGTCAAATCAAATTGATAATCAATTTACGTCTCTATTAAGTACACTCTCTCAATTAAAAACTCAGATTACGTCTTTTGCTGTTCAACTAAGAACCCTCGAAAAGACTGTGAAGAAGGAGGTTAAGCAACATAAGAGAGTGATTACAAAGAAGCAGACAAAGGGTAGTCGAAAGCCATCCGGCTTTGCTGAGGCGGCTCCTATCTCGAATGATTTGTGTGATTTTTTGGGCAAGGACTATGGCTCTACGGTTGCTAGAACCGAGGTAACCAAATTTATTTGTACTTATATTCGTGAAAATTCGTTGACGAATAATGAAAATAAGAGAGTTATTAAGCCGGACAATAAGTTGAAGAGTCTTTTAGGAACTGATGATGAGACAGTTGTCACCTATTTTAATATTCAACGATTTATGAACAAGCATTTCATTAAGAAGACGACTGAAGAGACCAATGTCTAGTGAGACGATTCTAACATTTGTATTATAACCTAATTTATTTATTATTTTAGTTATTATTATTCGATTACTTATTCAAATAATAATAATTTAGTATGTAAATGTCACTGATTGATTTTTATATTGACCCAACACAAATATGTATTTTTAGCAAAACCTCTTGTGGATATTGTTCAAGAGCAAAGCAATTGTTAAATAATGACTACAGTGTAAATGTTCAGGTTATTGAATTGGATCAGTTGAGGGAAGGTCCAACTATTGCCACTGATTTAAGAAATAAAACCGGACTGACTACTGTTCCTAATATTTTTATATTCGGAAAGCACATTGGTGGATATAGTGAACTGAAAGAATTACATAATAGTGGAATGCTACGCACAATTATTCAGAAAAAACCCTGTAATTATCTCTGTTCTTTTTGTGGAAAATGCTCACCTACTAAAAAATTAGAATGTAGCTGTTTTCCTCAACATTATGCTGACTGGGTGTCTCCTTACTAGAGTGCCTAATATTAGTCAACTATCGTAACTAATATAAAGATTGACTTATATATTATTGTAGCAATGAACCCTACTCAACCGTATCAAGTAAGAACACATACCTATTGGATGACCGTAAAAGAATATGTGAAGTGGAGTAAGACCACGCCAGTTGAAGTGCCATTTAATAATAATACTAATATGAAAATAATTAGACGTACTCACATCATTTTTGTTTAAAATTGAACTAAGATTTTATTATTGTATTTATTCATAATAATAAAATGAAGGCGGAGTTTTATAACGGAACTGAGATTATCATTGGGCAAAATGCCAAGGAAAACTGGAATATGATTGATTTTAAGAGTGATTTTATTTGGCTTCACTTGAATTCGTATCCATCGTGTCATGTTATTATTAAATCTGAAAATCCAGATAATACGACATTGACCGTTGCCGCAGAACTATGTAAAGAAAATACGAAATATAGAAACCTGAGAAACTTGAAGGTTTGTTATACAAAATGTAGTAATCTAATAAAGGGTCCAGACGAAGGTAGTGTCATTTATAAAAGTAAACGGCAGGTTCAAACGATATTGGTGTAATTTTATTTGTTATGTAATACATAAAAATTGATTTGTCATATTTGTTATTTTTTATTGGAAAGTAACATGTTATCAAATCATATGAAATTATACATCGAAACAAATATAGACACTGTATATGATGAAATTGATGCGTATATTCAAAAGTTAAATGATGAGAAAGAAATAACTGATTTTATCGAAAAGGGTAAATATCCAGATAGATTGACATCCAGACAAGAGCATATTTATATACCGGTTCTAGAAGATATTTCGGTTCCTGAACCAATACCAATCGACACATCTGGTTATATTGTCAAGTTTAATGGGATGATAGACAAAGTAAATAACATTGAAATGGAATTAAAAATAGATACGACGAGAGAAAATAGAGTAATAAATGAATGTGAAAATAAAGACAATAATTGTCCCATGTGTATGGACGATATGGGTGACAGAAATTATATGGTTCCTAAGTGCGGTCATAAGGTATGTATGACATGTGTTATGAAAAATATGATGACGAATCTAGATAGTGGTAACGTATGTTGTTTGTGTAGAGCAAATATATTACCTACTTTGTAAGATATAATATATTTAGTTGTTTAGATAGATTACACCGACTAAAAAGAAAAATTGATTCATTTCTATTAAATTTAATTAATGTAAACTAATAAAGCAAGTCGTAATGACTGAATTGTGTAATAATATGAGTGAGGTACCTGCTGTAAACTTCAGTGAGCAGCGAGTTCGTAAAGATATACTTGTGAATATGCTTGCGAACCCAACTCTTTCCGGTAAAGAGTTATTCGCTTTAATAATGTCTGATAACAATTCTTTACCGAGTAGTTCTAGACAAGGTGACTTATACGAATCTTTGTGTGAAATTTTGCTTGTATTAAAGTGTATAGGCGGGTTAGATTATACAAATATTATGACGGGTGATTTGTCGTCGTTAAAACCTGTAAAAACTGTCACTTCGTTATTCTCAAACAAAATACATCAGGGTGGAAACGTTTCTGATATATCTATAACAATTGGTACTACTACGATATGTTTCTCGATTAAATACAAAAAAAAGGTTAGTAAGAAGGGGACCGACATTAATGACTTGGATAGCACATTACAACGATTCTATGTGGATTACAAAATCGGACTGTTCGTAAAAGCAAAAGAAGATATTAGTGGGAGTAAAAAAAACGATATACATAAACAAATTCACGATAGACTTATTGAAAACAAGTTATTATATGATGAAACTGACATTATAATCGCGTTGGATGTGTTCTGTCAACGATTTTCAAAAAATTCATTACCAATTGAGGATTTTATTGATTTCGTCAACTCCGAGTATTTGTTGTGTCCTAGACAACAATTAGTTAAAAAAACGCATCAATCTATGACACAAACAAAGTTTATAAACTCATTTCTAACAACTAAACACAGTATGTGGTGTATAGCTCACAAACCAAGAAGCGGTAAAAGTATTACGATGCTATTAATATGTAAATATTTGATAGAACATGGACACACCAAACTCTTGTTGATGACGTCGGTTCCAGCAACCATAACTGATTTTGTGAAACATATAGAAAAGTTCCTCGAGTTTAAGGGTATTAAATATAAATTACAAGATGAGTTTGATACCATTGATAACTCTTTCGAGGGTATTCTATTGTGTAGTGTTCAGTATCTTAAAATGGACGGAAAAGGTAAAAAAAAGGAGTTCTTAAAAAAGGTGGGGTTTGATGCGATTATTGCAGATGAAGCTCATCTAGGTTCGTCAACTGATAAGACCAGAACTGAAATTTTAGATATTGATAATGATGTCGAAGAAATTCGTAAAAATATTAAACTGAATATATTTGCGTCCGGAACCGCAGACAAAACAAGAAAGTATTATGGTATTCATACTTCGTGTGTATCTGAATGGGACAATGAAGATGAATCATACATGAAAGAATTACTTAATCCGGATGTAAAAAATAGAGACGATATTATTGAGTATATGGTTAATCGTCATGGAAAAACGTTTATCGACTGCTTGGAAGATTCTACTTTGAACAAGGACTATTTAAAACACCCTACACAGGTATTAATGAAACATACAATTCCTACTTCACTTATTGAGGAAATTAATGTGTATAATTCTAAACATGGAACTAATTTTGGATATAACTGTGGTTCTTTATTGGCATTGCGCCAAATTAAAAATCAACAAGGCGTTCTTGAATATCTCGAAGAATTTGAATTGTCTAAAGACAGTGACGGTATCGATATTTTAAAGGGACTATGTGAGTGTCTTATTTCCAAAAACAAAATGAGGAAGGACACTATTATGAAACATATTGAAAATACACAAACTAGTCGTGGATCAAGAAAGTCAACCGTAGAACACCCATTGTTAAATATTATGTATCTTCCTACTCATACTGGTAACAACACAATTGCGTTGTTACAAAAAACATTCAAGGCGTTTTTAGCAAAACACGAGTTGTGGACTGATTATAATATTGAATATTCTAACGCGACAGACGACTCTGGATTCGTCAAAGAAGAATACACCGAATACATACAAACTATTATGATTAAAACAAAATCGGACAAGAAACGCGGTTGTATTTTGTTATTGGGAAATAAAGGTAGCGTTGGTATTACATATGATGATTGTGACGTTACTATTTCACTAGATGATGGACATAATCTAGATAATCAGAAACAACGATTTTCAAGAGCGTTGACTGAAGCAGATGGTAAAACGATTGGAATTAATGTGGATATGAATATTCAAAGAACATATTTGTATTTGATTGATGCCATTCAAAGACACCGAAGAAACAACCCCAAAACGACAAAGACGAATGCGGACATATTATATTATTTGTTTGAACATAATATATTCTTGTTTGATCCACAACATTTTAACAACGGAAACATAAGAACTATTGACATAATGTCTTACTATCAACGAGAAGCGGGAAATATTCTAAAAGAAATAGATGATACGCAATTGTTAGAAAATGTGCTTTGTGACGACGATATGCGCGAGTTTATTAAAATAAATTTTCATAAAAAGGAAATGAAATTCTTCAATCAAGATTTGGATGGAGAGCAACCGGAATGTCCTAAGGGTGGTAAAAAAATGTATCAAATCGATGCTCCCAATGTTACAGATGATTTGGTTGATAATAATGTCAAAGATACACTCGACGGAGATGACAATAAAATAAACGAAGAGGAGACTAATAAAATTGAAAATTTAATTAACCAGACTTATGAAATGTGTAAAGGGTTCTTATTTCCATTGTTAGCGCAAATATCACGGTCATATAAAATATTTGATTTCAAGGAGATATTTGTACATTCACTAACTAGAGAACTAATGATTTCGTTGTTATTAGACAAAAAAATTGATATAGATGAAAATAATTATATTATTATATTAAATATAATGAATACTATTATTGATAATAATTCAGAAATCGTCAATAACATTCGGGAAATTTATAGCCTAGCACCAGGTCATAAAATACGCGAATTAATTGAAAAACATTTCATTCCTACAAATGACGACAAAAAACAACGTGCTGAGGTTCCAACTCCAATTAGTTTAGTTGACGAAATGTTAGATATACTTCCGTCGGAGTTTTGGACGACCGTTTGTGCGGTATTTGAACCGTGTTGTGGTAAGGGAAATTTTGTGTTGGGTATATTTGATAGATTTTACAAAGGTCTTGAGTCTTTGTATCCAGACGAGATAGAACGATGTCGCGTTATCATAACTAAATGTATTTATTATGCTGATATAACGACATTGAATGTTTTCATTACTACAGAACTATTGAAATGCCATATTCAAAGTTATTGTGGGTTGGACGACATAGATTTCGAGTTTAATAGTTATGTAGGCAATACTCTTGAATTAAATATTAAAGACAGATGGAATATACTTGGGTTTGATGCGATTATTGGTAACCCCCCTTACCAAGATGTAAATGCTACCGGTGATAATAAATTGTATTTGGAGTTTATTAAATACTCGTTAAATATATTAATGAAGGATATGTATTTGTTGTTTGTCACACCAACTAACATCAAAAATTATATCACTAATAAAGATAAAAATAGAAGCTATATTGATAACTTTTACGAAATTTTATACTTGTCATTAAATACGGCGAACCATCATTTTAAGGGAATAAGCACATATTTCGCCTATTTCTTAATAAAGAATACTATAGTTAGTAGTTGTAAAACAAAGGTTGCGTTTTTGCGAAACAAGCAGATTGAGACGGATGAAATCGTTATACACGAAAAACAAGAATTGCCATTGTGTTTAACAAATACTGACTTCGATGTAATTAATAAATGTTCCAATCTATTAAGTAAATTACATTCTCCGTTTGACATTAAAAAAGCGTGTTATCAGATAAATAATAAACAAACTTTACAGAGAATCCGACAAACTCATATTGCCAATGGAGACATTTCTCGTGAAATGAATGATTGCTATAAATATCCGATTATTGATAAAATTAATAAATCTACCCCGTTTCCAGGTGAGGTATATTATAATAAACGGTTGATGACTGAGCATAGCTTGTCTAAAATAATAATGTGTACAGGTGGATATCTAATGCCCTCTTATGATGAAACCGGTGTATATAATTTATCTGACAATATGATTTATTTGCTATGTGATAGTAAAGAAAAATATAACGGATTTGTTACGTTAGTGAATTCAAAATTAATCAAGTATTTGAATTTGATTACTATGACTGACAACATTCATGGTAGAGATACCGTTATACAAAATATGAAAATGATAGACTTGGAAGGCATTACAAGTGATGATGTTATATATAAAATATACGGGTTAACTGAACCTGAAATTGAACTAATAAATAAAACTATAAATAAATAGACAACCCATTGTGAATCTCATTTAGTTTCAATGTTATAAGAGTTAAACGAGTAATCTATTGACTACACAAATGTGTATACTTGTATTGATAATATGTTTCATATTTTTTGTTGTCACGCATAATAAATATGAAACCGCATATAACAATATCATACGACTCCGTCGTAGGGGGTCGGAACCCCCCCAAAGAAATTTTTTAATGTGTTTAATAAAGGCGTTGTGTTCCGTCGTAGGGGGTCGGAACCCCCAGAGAAAAAATTGAAGAGTGAGTTGTGAAAGAATGGAGTGAAATGATGTTAAAAGTGAGCAAAGAAATGTTGTTAGAGTTAGAGTGTGGTGGAATGTTGGTAAAAGGGTGGTTGTCGAAGTGTGAAGAG